CCTGTAGATGCTGACTTGTTTCCTGTAAGTTGTGTATCTTTAAATGCTAGTGCAAGAAGCAAATTTTCTAGTGTTGCTTCAGCAAAAGCGGTAGCAAGATTAACCTGCATGCCTTGCTTATATAGTTTTGCAACGTCAAGAATCTGATCAACTGCAACCTCACCGAAATCAGGTTGGAATTGTAGTTCAAGACCGTTCATTGTGTAACCTACGTTAGTGTAGGATGCATCTGCTGTAAGCGTATCTTTAAAAGACTCGCTTGAGTCAAAACCTTCCAGTGTTCCTGGAGTAAGTGTTGTATCTGCAACGAAAAGGGCTGCTGCACCAACGATGATATTATTTGACGTACCACGGCTATATGGCATATTTATTTACCTCTTTCATAAAGTTTTATTAAGTTGTTTGGCGTGTTTCCTCAAGACCAATTATACTGCCTTTTATGTATATCTAGAATCTGCTTCTGTCTTTATATGATAGTCATATTCAACAATTATCTTGTTTACAAACAAGGTTCTGGCTGATGCTAGTTCTGCAACGTCTCTGCTTTCGTCTGCTTGATATACCCTCGTATTATGGAAATAAATGTTATATGGGATTGTATTGCCCTGTGAGTTTAAGACTGGATTAGCAATAGCCCAGGAGTTGATATCTTGAGCAGATGAGTCTTCACGATCCAAAGCATTAGATATTACACGAACTGCGTCTATTAACTTAGCAACGTCTGTTGAGTATAAGAAATATATCAGTTGCTCTCTTTTACGAGCATAAAATGGTGTTGGTCTAAATCTCATAAGTCTGTCATATACAACTAGTAATGGGCTTTCTGTTTGTCTTATTACAATGCTGTCATTGTATAGGTCTTCAATATTTGTTGGAAATTGTGCTGGAACCATGGGGCTTGGATTTAAAAGATCTGCTTCTGCGACAAGTCCATAATATGCCAACTCTGAAAGAATGTATCCATTTAAAAATGTTGGTGGAAATCCAGTGTCTGTTAATATAGTCATAGTTCTATTCTACTCCAATTGTTGCATTAGCAATCCATTTAAATCCAGTATCAATACCCTTGCTTCTTCCCATTCTTGATCCAGCCCTTAGATTCTTTTTATATAGAGTTGGTTTATTAATATATTCATATAGGCCAGATGCTTTTATAAATGATTGTTTAAAATATCTTAAAATAAATTCATCAACAGTTGATTCAAAACTTCCGTAAACTTCATCTCCGCCTGGATTAGTTACTGTTACTTGTTTTTTTGTAAAAACATCTCCGTTAGGTCCACTAAATCTTAACGCTTGTGACCTTGTTGGAGCAATTGTTACTGGAATACCATCTTCCATTATTTTTGCTTTATTGTAAAATGGAACTGTCATGTTTTCTGAAACCGTTCTTGATTGCCTAAATTTAGAATTTAAAGATAGTCCAAGATTGCTAACGGTATAGTTTAAATCAAATAGCCTTGAGCCTGGGCTTCCAGTCTGGTTCCACTCATAAACATGGTGCAGTGCTTTAGGGTTTGCTCTTGCTTGAACATCTACATATTGTGATAGTGCTTGTATTACGCCAACTCCAAGTTTGTCTAAAAATATTCTTTTACCTTTTTGAACACCATCTAAAAATCCAAATGAATAATTAATAATATTTGTCATTTGTTTATCAAAAGCCTTTGTGTTCATTGTAACTATCATTAGTCGCCTACTGTCTGATTCTCAGTTCTGCGCCAAAGCATTTTATAATATTCTGTATTTCCAAAAGGTCCAGTAAATGGCTCTACTGTTGCTATTTCATAGATGGTGCCTCTGCCAGTTCGTGCACCTGCTGTTTCCCTGTAGATAACGGAATCGTTACTACTTCTAATATTTGTAATTAATATGTTTGTTATTGCGTTATACGAACCATTTGATGATAACCTTGGATCATTGCCTGTTCTTGCAATTAGTTTATTTTCGTATTGTAAAAATGCCTCTGGTTTTATATCTTCAGTTCCTACTCCACCTACTGGTGTTGCGTTACATATAATTGTTCTATCGTATACCCAGTCTTTTTTAGGTTGCCCATAATCACCTTGTGTAAGAATTGGAAAATATATATCTGCCTTCATTGGATACATGAAGTCTGTAGTTTCGCATACAGCCATTACAACACTCCAGGACGAACAATATTATTAACATATTTAGACAAAATCTTGTCTACAATAATATTTCCAGTACCCTCAATCATTCTCTTGTCATACTCAATTTTAAATTGATCAGTGCTGTAGTTCTTTACATATCTCTTATAGTAATCTAATTTTCCACACTTAATATCATCAATTAAGAGTTTAGTTGCATCTTGAATATCAATTGGAACGACTTTATATCCAGTTTCAAGTAAGAAAATATAATCTGTGCCTTGCTGGAATCCTACACCAGGTGTAATCGTCTGTGTGTTTCCGCTGTCTTCTGTATCAAATAAAGCATAGGAATCTGAAACACCAAGTGGAATTCTTGATGGGCGTCGCTCTGCTCTATTTAATGAATCTGTTGCCTGAAGTGGATCTTTTGTAATTGCTGTTTTATCTTTTGTAATAACATAATCAAAGTCTCCAAGTGCTGGACCATCTGGATCACTTGTATCGTATACTAGTTCTGCATTCTCGTATGCCTTTAAAATTTTATGTGTTCTGTCCCAAAGTGGAATATAATCTGTTTCTTGTCCAACAACCTCTAAAAATTTACGATTGTAATAAAACCCATCAACCATTGTATCAATAATTGCTCTAGCAAGAGATTCGTACTCTTTATACTTTGCAATTTCTGTTGCAGATGTTTCATTGTATGATGCTGCTATAGCAATTGGATCAACGTATGGGCGTTCAATCTGTAGGTTGTCTTCAACAACAATATCGCCACGTTCTCCATCTATATCTTCATATACTGTTACAGCATAGGACTTATCATATCTTACAAAGTCTCCAGATAATTCATACGTAATTTTCCCTTCTGATGAGGAAGTTAGTCCAGACTCTCCGCTAACAAACACTTCAAGTTCTGTTTGCTCTGGTACGTCTTCAATAACAAGAATATAGTCTGCTGACTCATCTGGAACTGTATAGGATACAGAAAGGGGATATGGGGGTGTGCGAAGAATGACTGACATTGTTATTTACCGTAGTATGAGGCTACTTCTTCAGGCTGTGCAATTCTGACTGCCTTACGAGTAATCCACTGTTCCGATGCCTCCTTTGAGACTATGTTGTATCCCACCTTTAGTTCCCCAAGTCCACCCCAATAGATATTTCTATCTGAATAGAGTGCTACCTTTTCAATTGGTGCTTTTTCTTCTTTAACATTATTCGTTAATCCACTTGGAATAAAACTTGCAATTACTTCTAAAATTTCTAACTTAGTAGATACCCCAAATAGATCAATGTCATTTTTCTTAGCATAAGATTTTAATTCCATTACGGTCTTTTTTGCTAATTCTTCAATTGTCATATAATCTCCTACGTTCATTTGTAATTATACCAGAATATGACTAAGGGAGGACAGAAATTAATCTATCCTCCCTCAATCTGGGTGGTCAATGATTATGAATCAGTTGAATCTGCATCTGCATAAGATACAGCGTCTAATTCTTCCCATTGAATACCAAAACGGACGAATACTGTGTATTCAATTGTGTCCTTCTTTGGCTTGTATTCACGATTTACTGTGATGTCTCTCTGGAATCCCCATACACGGTTTGCTGGGAATGTAAGATCTACATAACCTGCAGGGTAGTAAGGAACTTCAAGAACGTCTACACCTAGTACACGAGTTGTGCGTGAGTTGCCAAGTGTTTGTGCATTTCCATCAAGGTAATCTTGACGGTTTGCTGGTGTTCCTGCTGTGCGAGTAGCAAATGCTTCTGCTACTGCATCTGCGAGTGTACCGTTGTTCTTAACGATACCCTGGAATGCGTCTGTACCAGCATAGAACTTCAAGTTAGACTTGATAGCACGATACTTGCGTGGCATTGCCAAAATGATGTTCTGCATTGCTGCAGTTGTCCACTCGTTGTTTGCTACAGTAACTGCTGCTTCGTGAGCATCGTTTCCTGCAACTTGGTTTACCTGAGCAACGAAGCCAGGCATGATTGAAAGGAATGCGTCTGCACCAGTTCCAGTTCCATTAATCGCAAGATCTTCAATATCGTTAGCAAAAGCATTTGTCATCAAGCGAACTAGATGATCTTCAAGTGCTGCACCTTCAATATTGTCTTCTAGTGATTCTGTAGAAACTTCCCAGTCAAGACGAATCTTCTTAGTTGTGAGTTCTACCTTAGAAAATGTAGCACCAACGTTTGTGTAGTCTGGTGCACCCTGTGCTGCTGCACGGATAACACGCTCTCCAACGTTGACCTTTTCAATTTCCATTGTATTTGCTCGCATAGTGACCTTACGGCCATCTTTGGCGAGAACAGTTGCATCCCACACGTAGTCAATAAAACGACGTGCTTGCTCAGGTGCTAGAATACCACCAGAGACTCCTGTAGGATTTACGGCATTTGCTCCTGTTGTAGAACCAAATGCTGCTGTTGCTGTGTTACCAAGCGCTGCTGCTGGACTTACGTTACCGTCAGCATTACGTCCTGTTGCACCACCAACACCACCAGATACTAATGAGCCTTGGGAGTTAATTTCTGCTCCTGAGCCACCTGAACCTGGATAGTTTTTTTCTATATTTGTATTTTGTTCCGACATATTGTTCACCTCCTAGTGATATATACCTTAGTTAAATAGGTCGGTATTTGTGAGGAAACGACCGCCCCATAGGGATTTTTGAACCACTTGTGGTGATTCCTGTACGATCTCGCCTAGATCGCCAGACTTGCGGAAAGCGGTGTCTTGCTCTACAAGATCTACTCGCTTGCCAAACTCGTTAAAGTTACTCTTAATGCCATTAACATCTGATGTTACTGTATCAAGAGACTTTGTTACTGCTGCTACCTGCTCGTTAAGAGACTTAATAGTTGCAGCAAGATCGCCAAAGGCATTAGTAAGAGAAGCATTAATTTCTGAAACTGCTTTAGCAACTTCTTCTTTAACTTCTGAAACGGCGTCAACCACTGCTTCTTCTGCTTTCTCTACTTCTACTGCTGCTTGTTCAGCAACAGGAGAATCTGCACCGCCGTCAACTGCTTCCGCTACAGGTGCTTCCTCAGCAACTGCAACTTCTTCAGCAACTGCAGGAGTCTCTACAACTTCTGCTGGTTGTGCCTCTGGAGCAACCTCTGCATTTTCAACTACAGCGTCTACTGCTGCTTCTGTTGATTCTGTCATGGGATTTACCTCCTTAGTAATCTTAATTGTACTAATGCCTTTAGCACTATCAACTAAGAATTTTATCATTTCTGTATTTTCTTTATCATTCTTTTCTACAAAACCTATATTCTGCATCTTATTACCGTTGGTTGGGCTTACTGCTGATTCAGCGTCTGATACCATTACAATACCGCTTTCTGAATCCCAAAATACATTTTCAACTTCTGCTTTTGATAAATATCCACCAACAACATTTTGTCCATTGACTTTTTCAATAGATACAATATTGGCAAATTGATTTGCTGGATTATCTACTAAAGAAAGTTCATGTAGTTCATAATTTTTAATTACACGGATTGACTTATCCATTTTTTCATCATAAGCATCGTCCCATGTCTTAATGTTTCCACCGATTGAAAAACCAGTATATGTTCCGTCTAGAACCTTTTCCCAGGCATCCTGTGCACCCTTTGAAACGTATGCAGATACATAGACTCCGCTGTAAAATTTCTTGTCATTTGGATCAAAGTACTTATCTTCTTTAAATGAAACGATCTTTCCAACTGCTGATGGTTGGTGCATTTCACGAAGATTTCCACGGAAGTTTTTAAATGCTTCAACGCTAGATTCCGTTGTTACAATGTCGCCCTGCTTATCTACGTTGTCAAGCGTTGCAAAGCCTGACACCATACGGCGTTCAATATCTATTTTTCCGATGGGCATTGAGAGGCGAACATTGTCACCTTCAGTTACCCAATGAGCCTTGTTTGTTAACATAACGTTTCTATTATAGCATTTGTTTATAAGTTTTTCTCAACTATTGAGACGATCTGCCTTCACCCTGTGGATTGCGTCCAGACACTGTAGTAGTTGAGTCAGAGTTGTTATTTGTTCTTTCTGCATCTCTTTGACGTGTACCCGCTAAATTTGCTCTAGCGTCAGTTGCTTGTCGTGGAGACATAACAAATGGCTCATCGCCATCTGCTCTTTGTGGTAAGTCTAACTTTTCACGAGCCTCGTTTGGAGTCATAACCTGAGTTTTAACATATCGCTCAAGAATTTGTGACTGGGCTATTTCATCCGTTAGGGTTAGTTCATTAAACTTAAGTTCAAGAATATCTGTTTTTTCTTTAATAATCTTATTGACAATTTTTTCAAGGTGTCTCTGTGCTGGACGAGATACCTGTTCTTTAAATGTACGATCCTGTGATAATGCTGCTGCTATTCCACCAGAATCTGCTCCACCAAGTTTGGACATTGGAACTTGATGAGCAATTAAAATGTCATCACGGTTCTGCTTGCGATACTCTTTAAATGAGCCATCTTGGATGCCATTTTCAATTGGTTCCATCTTAAACTCAACTTTGTTGGTATCAGTATCGCCTGGAAGTGGTATGTACAAGGTTCTGTGTGACTGAGCCTTTAGTCCAGTCTGTAGGAATCTAAACATCTTATC